TGTAGATTTAGGTATCAAAAGATATGACAACAGGGGAACTACATCAAAAATAATAAGTTAAATGAATATATATACTAATTCAAATAGCGCTTTTCCAAGCCAAGTAGTTAGCAACGCTGAAAAAGCTAGCGTGGAATATGGCAGTCAAGTTGCTATGGCTATTGAGTATGAGTGGTTCAAATCAGGTAGAACTAATGGAAATGCTTATTTAACCAATTGGAATAATTTTAACACATTAAGATTATACGCTAGAGGCGAGCAGCCTGTTCAAAAATATAAAGATGAATTATCTATTAATGGCGATTTGTCTTATCTTAATTTAGACTGGAAGCCTGTGCCTATTTTATCTAAGTTTGTAGACATTGTCGTCAATGGTGTATCAGCACATTCTTATGATGTTAAAGCTTATGCTCAAGATCCTGAATCCATAAAGAAAAGAACTGAGTACGCTTCTAAGATATATGAAGACATGTTAGCTAAAAACTATTTAGATAGTTTAAAAGATGTTCTTGGAGTTGATTTGTATCAAGTTGAAAACCCTAGTTTATTGCCTGAAAGCGAAGAAGAACTAGAGCTTCATATGCAGTTGTCATATAAGCAAAGTATAGAGATAGCTGAGGAAGAGGCTATATCTTCTGTTATGGCTCAAAATAAATATGAGCTTATAAAGCGTAGACTTAATATGGATTTAGCTGTTTGTGGTATTGCAGCTGCTAAAACTAGTTTTAATACAGCAAACGGAGTTACTATTGATTATGTAGATCCAGCTTATATGGTTTATTCTTATACAGAAGACCCTAACTTTGAAGATATATATTACGTAGGAGAAATAAAATCTATCACAATACCAGAACTTAAAAAAGAGTTTCCAAACATATCTAAAGAAGAGCTAGAGCGCATACAGAAAATGCCAGGTAATAGACAATATATTACTGGCTGGGGAGGATATGACGAAAATACTGTTCAGGTTTTATACTTTGATTACAAAACATATCATAATCAAGTTTTTAAAATAAAACAAACAGATCAGGGTTTGATGAAAGCTATTGAAAAAGACGACAGTTTCAATCCACCTGAAAATGATAACTTTGAAAAAGTATCTAGATCTATTGAAGTTTTATACAATGGTGCTAAAGTGTTAGGAACAGATACAATGCTTAAATGGGAACTTGCTGAAAATATGTCAAGACCTTATGCTGACACTACTAAAGTTAAAATGAATTATGCTATTTGCGCTCCTAGAATCTACAAAGGTAGAATAGAGAGCTTAGTTAGCAAATGTATTAGCTTTGCTGATATGATTCAAATAACACATTTGAAACTACAGCAAGTAATGTCTAGAATAGTACCAGATGGTGTTTATTTAGATATGGACGGACTAGCTGAAGTAGATCTTGGTAATGGCACTAACTACAACCCAGCTGAAGCATTAAACATGTATTTCCAAACGGGTTCTATTGTTGGTAGATCTCTTACTCAAGATGGTGACATGAATCCTGGTAAAGTGCCAATTCAAGAGTTAAACTCTAGCGCAGGTCAGGGTAAAATACAAAGTCTTATAAATACATACCAGTATTACTTGCAAATGATACGTGACGTAACGGGTCTTAATGAAGCTAGAGATGGTAGTACACCAGACAAAAGCACTTTAGTAGGTTTACAAAAAATGGCCGCTAACGCATCTAATGTTGCTACTAGACATATTAAGCAGTCATCATCTTATTTAACTCTTAGAGTTGCAGAAAACATAGCTCTTAAAATAGCAGATGCACTAGAGTTTCCGTTAACAGCTGAGTCGCTTACTAACTCTATTAGTAATTACAATGTTAATACACTAAAAGAAGTTGTAAACTTAAATCTGCATGATTTTGGTATTTTCTTAGAATTAGAGCCAGATGATGAAGAAAAAGCTCAATTAGAAGCTAATATACAAGTTGCACTTCAACAAGGAGGTATTGATCTTGAAGATGCTATAGATTTAAGACAGATTAAAAATCTTAAACTAGCTAATCAACTATTAAAAGTTAAGCGAAAAACTAAAGCTAGACAAGACCAAGAGAATGCTCAATCCAATATTAGAGCTCAAGCAGAATCTCAAGCTGATGCTAACGAAAAAATTGCAATGAACGAGGTTCAAAAGCAAGAGGCTATTAGCGGATCTAAAGTTCAATACGAGCAGTCTAGAACACAAATGGAGATTCAAAAAATGCAAATTCAAGCACAGCTTGATCAACAAAAAATGCAAATGCAGCATCAGTTTGATATGGAGTTAGCTAAATTACAAGCTGAAGCTCAAGGTCAAAAAGAACAGCAAAGAGAGACTGCTAAAGACAAGCGTATAAAAATGGAAGGTACGCAACAAAGTGAAATGATAAGTCAAAGAAAAAACGACGGCTTACCAATAGACTTTGAAAATCAGCAAGACGCTGGTATGAACGCGTTTATGTAAAACGTTATTTAATTATTTAATTATATTATATTATGTCAGAAGTAAAAACAAATGAACCTGTTAAGCAGGAAGGTGAGTTTAAATTAAAAACAAAAAAGAAAACACCTAAGAAATTAAACCAAACAGAGGATAACGTAACTAAAGTAAATGTTAATCCTAAAGAACCTTTGATTGAATTAGAACCAGAGGTTAAAAAAGTAGTAATAAAAAAAGAAGAACAAGATGCCATTCAAGTCGGAGAAACAAAGGAGGTATCTGTGGAAAAACCATCCGGAGATAGCACAACGGTGGGAGAACCTGTACAAGAGTCCAACGAGACTACTGAAGGGTTTTCTCCGATCCAAGAAGTAACAGAAGCTGAAGTTAAACAAGTTGAAGCAGAAGTTAAAGAAGCTATAAGAGATGAAAAAGTATTAGGCAAACCATTGCCAGAGAATATTGAAAAGCTAGTTTCGTTTATGGAAGAAACTGGTGGGACAATAGAAGATTATACTCGTTTAAATGCTGATTACAGTAATGTAGACGATAAAACTCTAATTAAAGAGTATTACAAAAAAAATAAACCCTATTTAGATTCTGAAGATCTTGATCTTTTGTTAGAAGATTTTGACTATGATGAAGACATCGATGAAGAAAGGGATATACGCAAAAAGAAACTTGCGTTTAAAGAAGAAGTTGCGAAAGCCAAAAGCTTTTTAGAGGAAACCAAGAGTAAATATTACGACGAGATCAAGTTGAGACCGGGCGTTACTCAGGAACAACAAAAAGCTATGGATTTTTTCAATAGATATAACAAGGAGCAAGAACAAGCTGAGCAACAACATCAAATGTTTAAGGATAATACAAAAAAGCTTTTTAGCGATGATTTCAAAGGTTTTGATATCAATGTTGGTGAAAAGAAATATAAGTACAATATTCAAAATGTTGATAAAGTTGCAGAGAGCCAGTCTAATATAACAAACCTCGTTGGGAAGTTCCTAGACGAAAATGGTAATGTTCAAGACGTTAATGGTTATCACAAGGCTATTTATGCTGCTGAAAATGTAGATAAGATCGCCGCTCATTTCTATGAGCAAGGAAAAGCTGACGCTGTAAAAGATGTTGTAAACAAATCAAAAAACTTGAGTGACACTAAAGCTAGGACTACTCAAGGTGATGTGTTTATTGGCGGTTTTAAAGTTAAAGCTATTTCAGGCGCTGACTCTACAAAACTTAAAATAAAAACTAAAAAATTTAACTAATAAAAACTTAATATTATGAGTTTAACTCCTCAATTTGGTAAAATAGTACCAAGTCAAAAGCAAGAGCTTTTGAACTCTAACTACTTGAAATTTAATGAAGCAGGTGGTGGAAACACTGATACTTTTGCACAACAGTATTTGCCTGAGATTTATGAGCAAGAAGTAGAGCGTTATGGAAACAGAACGTTATCTGGATTTTTGCGAATGGTTGGCGCTGAAATGCCAATGACATCTGATCAAGTAATTTGGTCTGAACAAAATAGATTACACATCTCTTACGATGGGTGTAGTCTTCCAACTAACGTTACAATTAACATCAATCCTGGCGCTGCTGCTGATGTATTCAATGTTGTATCTCCTAGAGCTACTATCGTTGTTTTAGATCCAGCCACTGGTCTTGAAGAAAAATGTTTGGTAACTGATTCTAATACTGCAACTGGTGTTCTTACTGTACAACCTTATACTGCTCTTAACCTTGCTGCTTTTACAACTACAGGATTAAAAGTATTTGTATACGGTTCTGAATATCAAAAAGGTGGTAAAATTGATGCTGGAGCTGTAGGCGCTAACACTGGAAATCAATACGTAAGTGTTGATCCTCAGTTTACACAGTTTTCTAATTCACCAATCATTATCAAAAGCCAATACGTAGTATCTGGTTCTGATATGGCACAAATCGGCTGGGTTGAAGTTGCTACTGAAGATGGTGCTTCTGGTTATTTATGGTACTTAAAAGCTGAGTCTGAAACAAGACTACGTTTTGAAGATTACCTAGAAATGGCTATGATTGAAGGTGAAAAAGTAGCTGGTGCTTCTCCAATTACAACTGGAAAAGGTACTGAAGGCTTATTTGCTGCTATTGATGATCGCGGTAATGTAAACGTTGGATTTACTGCTTCTGCTGGACTAGATGCTTTCGATGATATCTTAAAAAACCTAGATACTCAAGGGGCTATTGAAGAAAACATGCTATTCTTGCAAAGACAAACTGCTTTGGATTTTGACGACATGCTAGCTTCAATCTCTGGCGGAACTGCTGGTGGTACTGCTTTTGGATTATTTGAAAACTCAGAAGAAATGGCATTGAACTTAGGGTTCAGCGGTTTCCGTAGAGGTTCTTATGATTTCTACAA